CTATTACCGTTAAAAAAGGTATTATTAATTTGAGGAACATCATTATCTAATGATAACAGTAATATAGCTGAAGAAGTTGCTGTAACTACTCTATATCTTTTAACAATAACTTGTGTTATATCAGTAGCCCCAGATGTTACAGTTAAAGTTCTATTAACAAAAACTAGACTATCTTTCGGAAAGGAATTAACATTAATGCTAGTTGCACAAATAAAACATGAAGAACCAATCAAATCGTTAAAATAATTTGTAGAATTATATTCAGTTGGATTTTTAATAATACTCAACTGACGATAGTCATTATTAATTTGTAACCCTTGATTTAGATCAACAGAAACATTACCATAAAACATTAGCTTTCTTGCATACAATTCATCTGGAGAATTTTTGCCGTGGCCATTTTTTGGTGATGGTATAGCTCTAGCTGTTGCCGCAAAACCATTACCTACAATAGTAACATTTGCATAGCTATAATTAGAACCTTTATTGGTAATATTAATTTTGGATATACTTCCATCAACAGAGTTGATAGTTGCAGTTGCTCTTGCACCAGTTCCATCTCCTTCTATACGAACTGCTGCGGTAGAATACCCATATCCATTACTAATAAGTTTGATTGCTTCAATAGTTCCAGGAGTAGTTAACATTTCACTATTTGCTTGCAAGGAATCTATAGTTCCAACAGACAAGTCTGCTATTAATTCTGCTTCACTACCTGCACCACCTTTAGCAGAAACAGTTAAAGAAGCAAAACTATATCCAATACCAGGATCTTCTACAATGACTGAGTCTAGTTGTCCATTATTTAGCACTGGAATAATTATAGCAGAAGATTTTTGTGTCAAAAATTGAAATTCTGGTTCTGCTGTTCTGGCTCCAGTAAGAGTTAAAATCGGAACACTTGAATATCCACTTCCAAACTTTCTAACAGCTGTGGCAGTGGCTTCTTCGCCAGCATAGGCTAAAACAGCAGTACCACCAGTAGCTGGAATTGAGCTAGATGTGCCTGTCGGTGCAACTGTTCCAGAAGTTCCTGCAGTCGTAACTGTATATAATTTTAAAGCATTAGTAACTTGACTATTTAATGTAAGTGCAGTTGAAGCTGTCCATGCAGTTCCTATTTTTACTGTAGGTATACTAGTATAGTTATCACCCTCATTAACGGTAGATATATACAAAACATTTCCAGCGTTCATTTTTGCAATTGCCGATGCGCCTGTACCACCGCCACCAGTAATTGTAACTGTTGGTGCTGTTAAATATCCAGAACCACTATTAACTAAAATATAACTTCTAATTGAAGCAATTAGATTCATTGCTGTAATAACACCACCAGAAACAGTTAGTGTCCCCTTTAAAGTAGTGCCAATATACTTTAAAACAGCAGTTCCATTTTTAGCTATAGATTTTTTGTGCGTAGGTTGAGACACACCAAGAGTTCCTGGTGTTATAACCTCATAAAAATCTTTATTTGTATTAAAAATTTTCTGACCTAAAAATACAGAAGCTGATGCAATAAAAGCTGATGTATTTAAAACTGGATCTGAGAAGGATACTGTTGGTGATGTGAATCCTGTTCCACCATTTAATACATTTATTTGAGTTATATAAAGTGGATCTTTTTCTAGAGACCCATCTCCAGAAACTAAAATTTCAGCTGCCGTATATCCAGTACCTTTATTAACTATAGTAAGGGCTTCTAAAGCACCATTATTATAAAACGTATTTGTTAATGCTGATGTTACAGGAATGTAATCTTCAGTTAAAAATTTAGTGCGCAATGGTATTGGCACATTATACATATATTTCCACACGTAACCATCTGATAGTTTAAATGAATTCGGTTGTGTTCCAACTGGTATAACTGTTGATTGGCCACCTAAATTATTATCTAAGCAAATATAAACATTGTAGTCTGATGTCATAACATAGAATAAACATTCTTCTAGTTTTTGTTTTCCAGTTACAGATAAATTTAATACTGCATTTGCGACAGCACCTGATCCACCACCACCAGTAATTGTAACTGTTGGTGTAGATGTATATCCATATCCACGTGATACCAAATCTGCGCCAACAAGTTTTCCACTACCAGTATCAATCACTCCTGTAAATACAGCGCCAGATCCACCCCCACCAGTAATAGTAATAGTAGGTATTGTCAAGTACCCAGTACCACCATTAGTAATATTTAAACCAAGAATTTCTGTATTATATTCATTATCATACATGTCATATCTAGTTCCAGAAGTCCAATTATTACGTTCAATAACAAATGCTACATCATTTGGTCTAATTCGTTTTAATGTTATGATTTCATCTCTAGTATCTTTTTCATACTGTAAACTATCTGTTGGATATGGAGGTGTGGCTTCATAATTCCACTGTATAGTTTTTCCTAAAAAATAGTAATAATTAGAAAATTGATGTACAATGTCATTAAAAACTCCTTCTGCAAGAGTTTTATGTAAGATAGTCTTTATTAAAGACGAAGGCATTTAAACTCCTAATTAACTAATTGTTATAACCCAAGTTATGGCAATTGTATCGCCAGCACCTTTTGTTACAACGGGAAATACAGTTCGGCAAAGCATAGTACCAGCAGTAGAAGCATTGAAAATTCCTGCTTCTGTAATTGCACCATCACCTAGACCAGCGTTAAATGTACATGTGTAAGTGATAGTATTGTTCGTAGGAGTACTTCCTGTTAGGGCTTGTCGTGTTGTTTGTGTTTCTAACTGAGTATTAGCTAAAAGAGCACCAGTAGTTCCAGTCCCGATGCCCATGTGTGTCATGGAAGCTGGAGTATTAGTTGTTGCAGTAATTTTGCTGGCAATATGATTTTTACCAGTTGTAACTACCAAGTTTGGGACTTCTATTTCCTGGACTACTTCTCCAGAACTATTAATTTTTTTCACATTTACTAAACCTGTGAATTTTAAATTAGTTTCTTTAAGTTTATGCATAATTGTTTCTCCTGTTAATTGCTAAAAATAGCATCTCTGTTATTTAAATATATTTCCTCAAAATAGTGACCTTCTTCATACGGATCTAGAACTACATATCCAAATTCTGTAGTAGATATACTGTTAATTGGTAAATTTAAGAAAACATCAATATCATTTCGTCTCATCACTAAATTGGTTTCTTCTAGTGTTTGTAGTGACACTAAACTATTTAGTCCTGTTTCAAGAGTAGGTATTTGATCTACAATATTTTGTGAAGTTCCTAATAATAAACCAAATGAAGCAGTAAAGTCAGAATCTGAAAGTGTTACACTATTCGCCTTGGTTGTAGAAAAAGTCTTTAAGAAACCTGTCGAATCGCTTGCTGTTACACTATCAGTTTTTAGAGTAGTGTACAGCTTGTCTGTTATATTATCTGTCGATACAAGTTCAGGACTAGATAAACCTTTAAAAAATGTTAAAATCTTAGCGTCTGTAACGAACAATTCTGGTTCTTCAAAACCCAATCCCAAAGATTTTATTAAAGATTCTAATTCTATAGATAAATCAAAATTATTAGAAATTTCAAACTCACCGAATAATGCAACTCCAGTCGGGTGTATTAAAGTTTTTACTGCAGACTTATATGAAGATAGTCTTTCATCGATAGAAACAACATAAGAATAAATTTGATAATATTTACTGTCTTGAATATATATTGAATCTGATAAGAATCCTTTATTTGTTTCAAAATAGCCTGGATATAATGCCAATGTACCTAATGTAACATCAATAACTGCAGGAGAAGAATTAACAGGTGTCTCTTCATTAGAAAAAGAAAATTCTTTTAATATGGTACCTGCATACGTTCCATCTACATAGTCTGGTGTGATATAATCTACACTATTAATAAATCCATTTTCTGAGACGACTAATTTTGGTTCTAAACCAACAATAAAATCATTCAATCCATTATTAATTCTTATAGTAGATAAACCCAAATCAACATCTGCATCAGTTTTAGATGTTATAGAATTAGTAGGCAATATAGAAGTTGTAAAATCAAAAGGATAGTTTATTCCATATTTAATAACTTGAATGTTACGGAGTGCTCCTGTCGCAGATACTTTAGTTGCTTTAATTAAAGTGCCAAAACCAGTTCCACTTTTTAATTCGAATACTTGTCCTACACGAAATCCAGAGCCACCACTGTATATCTTAACTGTTGAAGTAGTTGCTAAAACTTCTGCCTTGAATAGATCTTTATAACGAATTAAATCACCTATATTGATATTACCGTATATTTTTTTATCTAAAAATAATTCATATAGATCTTCACCCACAAATTGAATATTATTAATATCACCTGTTAAGCGTTCATTCTTTTTAATTCCAACACGTAAAATACTATCTGCTTGTTCGATTTCTACAGTTTTACCTTCAATTACAGATACATCTCCAAACAAAACTTTAACAAAAATTGTAGTATTTTGATTCCAGTTACCATCAGAAGGAATTAACCTTTGTTCAGCAGGATATAAAATACGAACATTTTTTCCATATAATAATTTAAATAGTAATTTGTAAGATGCTTCAGATCCTTTAGAAAGATACTGATCTCTAATACGAGAAAGTAAAAAGCGTTCATCTTCAACTATACTAGGAAGATTATAAGATAATTCTTTTCTAAATTCTGCTATAAAACTTTCAAGAGTTTTATCAATGTCCCTAAATGAAGTAAGATCAACCCCTTGATTTTGTAAAAACTCATAGTATGCTTCTACAAATGCAACAAAGGTAGGATAATCTTCTCTGACAAATTCAGGAAGATGTGCTCTAACTACCGACGCTATCGGTGTTCTTATTGTATTAATGTGGCTCATTAAGAATCCGATGAAAGTGTTCTAATAGAATTAAACTGATAGTTAGTTCCAGCTTGAGTGTCTCCATTAATTGTGTCATCAGCAATAGCAGTTACTTGTAAAAATTCTTGATCTATTCTAATAATGTTATTAAATGAAGAAACTATATCATAAGATTCAGGTTTAATCTGAAAACGAAAATCTGAATTATACGTTTTTGAGATATTTAAATTATTAATATCTATAGTACCCAAGCCATAATTAATAGTGCCAATAAGTGCATTAACAATAATTTTTTGCGTGCCACTTTGATAGTATAAACGAATATTTCCATTAGAATCATCATCTAGATAATGTATTTCATTACTAGTAGGAATATAAAATCCAGTTGATGAGAATACAGCACCTTGGGCACCACCATCTTGAGAAATTGGATTAATTAGATTAAAAGAATATCTTGATGAAATATTAAATTTAACATCAACTGGATAATTAATCATTACACGAGTTAAATTATTAATAATAGAAAGATCTGATTCATCAATAATTCTAAGCAATTTAGAGTAGCGCATCATAGAATCAAATTTTTCTAAATCAGTAGTATTGTAAGATATAATAGAATTTTTAACTAGCGTTTCAATTTGAGTAGCACTTTTTGTAGTTTCTCTTGGATTATAATAAACAAAAGAAGTGACCTGTATATTTAAAAATTTTGGATCCACAATTTCTGGAATAACTGTAAGAACATTTTTAGATTTTAAAATATTATCAGTAACAAACAGTTTTTGAACATCTGTAAGTTTATCTGCTTCTTTTGGTTTAATACAAATATATGTTTTTCCATAAATTGGTGGATCATTATCTTCTCCACCCCAAACTGAAATCGTTTGTGCTTCTGCAAAGTTTTTTAATATAATGGATTTATAATCTTCTGTCGTTACTGCTCGATTTTGAGAGGCATAGTATTTTGGTGCATTGAACTTAATTTCATCAATACCTTCTGGACTGGAACCACCAGCAGCTGCAGTAGTCGTAGTTACAGATAAACTGCTACCTGCAATAGAAACACCACCATATGTAAATGCAGTTGAGAAGTTAGGTGCTTCTAAACTAGAAACCATATAATCTAGTGTGACGACATTACCAGTAGAAAGTGCTTTACCTATATTGTCGTTACCAAAAGAAATTTCGTATAAACCATCATCAATTTCTTTGACAAAATATACATTAGATAACTCTGTAATATCAGTTATTGTATCGGCACGAGTGAAGTTTTGGTAAACACCTGAAGAAGAATTTTCTTGGACACTAACTGTTAAAGTGCTTAAATCTACATTTGCATTAGGAATGATAAATCGAACTCCTGTGGCCACAGTATATTTGTACTGAAGTGGAGTACCTTCGGTTAAAATTAATCCAGTGAAAGTATAAGTACCAGCATTAGAAATAGCAACAGTTGCAGAAGATCTATTATAGAATGTGTACGTAACATTATCAAGTGATGTCAAAAATGGCTGCATCTCTGGAATAGTAACAGTAGAAGGCGTAGTAGTTGGTGAAGTTATTGATGCATTAATTGTAGCTTTAGCACATAAAGCTGAACGTGGCATATAACCTAACATTTTTGCCAATGAAACTACAGAAGCTCTTTTACTTGCAGAATCTAAAAAACACTCATTAACAGCAAGGTTTGTATAGATACCATTATAGTGAGTATTATATGCTAAAACATCTAGAAGTATAGCTAATCCAGACCCTTCAAAATCGTAATCTGAAAATTCGTTCTGCGATTGTAAAAATGTCTTTAGATTGGTTTTAATAGTATCAAAGTCTAACTCTGATACTCTAATTCTTTTATTATTTGCCATTATCGGGTTCTCTCTAATGCTAGATCAAGAGTTATAGGTCTCTCGGTATTAACTATTTTAAATTCTAATGTTATGTAAACAGAGTTAG